CCACCAGCGTCCACTCGACCAAATACAGTCCGTCTTGGTCGGAGAAATCGCTGGCCTCCGTAATGTTAGCCGGGAAGTCAATCTGGAAGGTGTAGTTATATGCGCCCTCAATGACATCGCCAACCGCCTTGAGTCTAAACCATTTCGTTGTGGCGTTTCGCATCTGCGTAATTAGGCCAAGCCCAACCGAATCGGTAGCAAGCGAGATTTTCGCCTCCAGTTTCGGCTCGCTCTCGATGAGTACCGGGGCCTGCCCAATTGGCCACGCCAGCGCATTTTTGTCGGTTAACTTCCACTCCAGCGCGAAGCCACGTGTCAGCGGCTGTGCACTGTCCAAGCCGGCCTGACTGTCGGCCATGTACAGGCTGAGATGAGCGGGCAAGACCGGCTTCGGTGTCATGCTGGTCGGGCTGGTAGTCATGGTGATACCGGTTTCCAGCGGTTGGCCGATTGCGTCGCCGGAAACGGATACTTCATCGCGCTTGAACGTAAACTCAAGCCCCTTCACCTTCACGCCGGCGGAACGCCAAGCCGATGACGCGTCACCTTGCTCAACTGTGAATGTTTTGCCGGCGTCCTCGCCAAACGTGTCGCTGGTAAATGTCCACTTATAGGCCGCAGTAGTACCTTGCTGTACCGGCGTGGGTTGGCTCAGCAACGAGACGAGCGGATACAAAATCTCGTTGTAGGTCAACTGGTCGCCCTCTACTTTGGCTTCTGTCCACTCTTTATTAACTACCGCTAGTAACGGATACTTGCTGCCGATTGGTTTCAGCGTTTGGCTGTCCGTTTTGACAGTGGGAATGATGGAGAGCGATGTCAGTTTGCGGTTTGCGGGCACTGCTGTTCCCGGTGTGGATTCAATGCCGATTTGTACGGTCTGGAAAATAGATGCTTTTTCTGCCATTTTAGACTCCTACTGAGTAAAAATTTTAAATTCTAGGATGATGGCTTTGTACTCTTTATCACCATTCCGTTCCATCATCCGCTGATGCTCCTGGTACACCGTTGCCAGCACGCCTGCACCGCTTGCTTTGTGCAAGATTTCGCGGATTCGGTCGGCGATTGGCTCAATATCAGTGTAACTCGGCGCGTCTGTCCAGATGGCCACCTGCCAGGTCTCGGCGTCCATCACCCTGTCAGTGAACAGATTGCTGATTTGCTGTGCCATTACCAGTGTCAGGATGGCCAATGGATATTGCGCACCCTGTGGCGCAATGTCCATGTACACGCGCCCGCCAAGTGCCGCCGAAAGTTGGCCATCTGTCGTCAATTGCTCGTAGAGCCAGCGGTCGGCATTGAGAATAGTCATCGCAAATGCTCCTCTAGCCGTTGCATGGCGGCCAAAAATGCCGGCGCAACCCTCTCGGCGGCCGGGCGCATGTAGGGTTGAGCGCGTTGATGGCACGTGCCAAACTCGACATAGACGGCATAGTCTGTGTGCGGCGCAATGATGGCTTCAGTCGGTGATGGAAACTCGCTGGAAATAGAATTTTTGAGTTTGCCGGTGTCCACAGGCACAATTGCTTTTGCGTTCGCCTCAATGTCAAACGCCGCCTTGCGGATGATGGCAGATACCGCCTCCGGCAAGCGTTCCGCAATGCGCGGAAGATTGTTGTACTTGATGACGATTCGTGCGCTCATCTGGCCACCATCTGTAGGATTTGTGTTACTAGCCAAACGATAACCGTCGAGCCGAGTATGCCACCGAGCCATGATAGCAGGCGGTTACTATGGTCTAGTTTTACCACCATATCCTCGAGCGTTTTTATGCGCCGGTCATGTTCTTCGATTTTTCGCCATGCGGCATCAATTCGATTTTCCATGAGTGGGTGGCTCCCGGCTTCATGAGTTTCAAGTGCCCTGACGCGCTCCTCAATGCCATGAAGCATTTGCTTGATTTCGGCAACATCACGCGCCACCTGCTCCATGCGGGTAGCAAATTCGGTGATTTGGCGCTGCAATGCCATGTTGGAGACACGTTCTGCGGCGGCAGCGGAGGCCATAATTATCCCTTCGCAGTGAGTTTGTAGGCAATGCCGTCCAAAACCCGTTTGAGCAAGGCATTGTAGACCAGTGTTGCAAAGCCGACAAACGCCGAAAGCGGAACGAGCAGATTACCAATCCATGCAATGACTGCCGGAATGAAGGTAGCCAGGTCACCACTCCAGCCAGGAAGCGGCGGCAAACTCACCGGCGAGAATGCAAACGCAAGGATGGCGGAGATGGCATACACGCCAACGGTCAGCCAGCCACTTGGAATGGTCTTACCGCGCCGGCTGGCAAATTTTACCAGCCAGACAATCACAGACGCCACAAGGCCAATCACGAACATCAGTTCTGGGGACATATCGGTCATTTTCGCCTCACAATCGTTTTACACTTACGCGCAGTGCTGTTTTTCCGCTGCGCTCGAAAATGTTGTCAATCTCGTACTGCTTACCGCCGATTTGTAGCCGGTCATCTTGGCGCAAATCGGTATCGTGTGGCAAGGTCACGACAAGCGACATGTTAACCGTAACCGCACCCCCGCGCTTCGTCTCGCCGCCACTTTGGGTGGCAATGCGGCCTTTCGTGGTGGCAACGGTCTGCCAGGTTTCCGTCCAGCCGCCGGCGCCGTCCGAGACGCGCGTCAATCGCTGGATGTAAACCGTTTCGGTCATCAGTTTTTCTTGTTCGGCGCGGATTTTATCCAAATCACTGGACATCGCTGCGCTCCTGTGGCACGATAACTATGCGCTGTTGTGAACGATAACTGGCGGCCATACTAAGCAGTGCTTGCTGTTTCTGCGAGCGGCTCATACTCGCTCCGTCTGCCGAGACGTCAAACTCCGTCGCGACAAGCCCAGCCCACATCTGCAACAAGTCGGCAGCCGCGCCGAATGGGTCGTAAACATTACCCACAATGAAAACAGCCGCCTGATTTGTCGCAAATGACCAGCGGCCATGCAGTGCGTCACTTGCGGTTGGCGTTAGTGGCGTGTAATCTGTGCCGTAAAGTTCGACGTTGTCTTCCCAGTATTGTTCATCGCTGTACCAGTCCAGATATACTATTTCGCCGCCAACACGTTGTGCCAGCGGCTTGAGCGGAACGAAGCGCATCTCCCAGCGATGGACGTCAAGCGAACGCTCAATCTGGTCATCATTAAACGTCTGATTGTCTCCGGCGGGGTCGCCGATTAGGTCTCTCACCAGACTTATCAGACTTGTCATGCTGGCTCTCGCCATTGACCACCTCTACGCTCATACCTTGCACTCTCCACCAGACGGCGATCTCCTCTTCCGTTGCCAGCCTGCACCCGTCGGGCAACGGCCAATCATCGGGAATCGAGTGCGTTGCACCACGCTTGTTCACGATGTATTTTGCCATTAGTCACTCCGAGATTTTGGGGGCGGCGGTGAGCAAGGAGAAGACGAGGACTCTGCCGCCGCCCCATACCGGTTGGCGTTATGAGAGTACCACAACGCCGGCGGCGTCGCGCAACTCAGCCACGCCATATAGGACGTCAAGGGTAACCTGAACGCCCAGGTAGGTTGGGTTATAGGCAGACGTCACGCGAATTACCAGGCCGCTTTCCGGGTCGCGCACGGCAGCCGAGCGGGCGCCGGCACCAGCAGGCGGCTCAGGCAAGGCACGCATGGCCAGGATGGCAAATTCGGGATGAAATGCCAGGTTCTTCGTCGAACTCGGCGTGCCAGAAACGACAGGCACGAGTTGGCTCATCCAGACGGTGAAGCCATACAGTTGCCCGATTGCGCCTTGCGCGATTGCCTCGGAACGAGCATTGGCGAAGTAGGTTGCCAGATTGCTGTCGCTCAGCAGGGCAATCTCATCCTTCGGCGAGATGACCAGATGACGCGGTGCAAGGGGTGCTTTGTTGTCATTCAGTGCCTTCCGGGCGGCAAGGACGGTTGTGGCGTTAATGTCTGTGCCACTCGTACCAACCGATGTGGACAGGCCGGAATACAGCGCAAAAATGTCGGATTCGATTGCTTCGGCAATCGCCGGCACAGCCGCGCTAATATAGCGGTCCATCAGGTCTTGATTGGCCTGGGCGCGTGCCGGGTCTTCAATCAAGAACGAAACCTCTTTATGCTTGTTCAGCGTAACGGAAATGTCCGCACCGCCAGATGGGGTTTGCAGCGTCACAGCGGTATTAGCCGCCTTGTTGTTCGCAGTAAACGTGCCCGGATATGGGATGTGTAATACGTCACCCACCTGAAAAGTTGCAATATCGGTATCTTTGGTCACGAGTTTTGCCAGAACAACGTTGGCGCGCAAAACCTCAAGCGCACGCTGTGCCCAAATTTCGGGGATGAACGCGCTCGCGGTCGTGGTAGTGATATTAGCCATTTTTCACCTCATCAATCTTCGAGAATGCGCCCCTCCCGCATCGCCTGCATGATGGCTTCGCGGTTGGCGGCAAAGAATTTCGGGTCGCGTAACTGCGAACGCGTAAAGACCTGCTGGCCGGAAACACGTCCCTGCGCTGGGTTGGTGGGAGATGGCGTTCCGCCAGATACTACAAGGTAAGGCTTTTGCGCTACCAGTTCCTTGAGCACCTTCTCCAGATTGGTCGGCTTGCCGTCATCGTCAAACTCAATCTGTTTGACATCGAGCAGACGGTAAGCCGCTTCGGGGTCAACCACTCCCAGCCTGGATGCTTGCAATTTGACCTCATATTCCAGTGTTCTCGCCTGGAGAATCTGCTGGTATTCGGCCTCTTTGCGTTCCAGTTCCGCAAGCCGCTTCTGGAGTTTTTCTTGCTCGGTCAATTTGGCTTCTTCTTCCGCCTTGACCTTGCCCTCCAACTCCCGCAATCGCTTGCGGTAGTCAGCCGCTTCCGCGCGCAGTTTGCGCACATAATCAGCGTCAAAACGCTCCTGCTCCTCCACCGCCTGGGTATCGGATTGCTGTGCAACCGCCTGGGTTGCGCCTTCGGTGACCACCTGGGTCGTTTCGTCAGCCATTTTCT